GATCGGCGCCATGAAGCCGCAAATCATCGCCGCCTTGCCGAAACAGATCGACCCAGACCGTTTCGAGCGGATCGCACAGACCGCCGTCCAGACCAACCCCGATTTGCTCTTTTGCGATCGCCGGTCGCTTTGGAACGCGATCATCCGTTGCGCGACCGACGGACTTTTGCCGGACGGCCGCGAGGCCGCGCTCGTCCTCTATAACGACAAGCGCCGCGGCAAGATCGCCCAATATATGCCGATGATCGCCGGCTTAAGGAAGAAGGTCAGAAATTCCGGAGAGCTCGAAGATTGGACGGTCCAGGTCGTGCGCATGAACGACCAGTTCGAGTTCGAGCTCGGCGACTCGCCGTTCATCCGGCACGCGCCGAATTTTGACGACCCCGGCCCGATCCGCGGCGTCTATTCGATCGCCACCCTCAAAGGCGGTGCCAAGTCTTACGAAGTTATGAACCGTGCCCAAGTCGAAGAAGTCCGCGGCCGCTCGCGCGCAAAGGACTCCGGCCCCTGGACAACCGACTACGAAGAAATGGCCCGAAAGACGGTCGCCCGCCGGCATAGCAAAGTCTTGCCGATGTCGACCGACCTCGACCGCCTCTTTCTCGCCGACGACGACAACGAACGCGACGACGGTGACGACCAGCCGCGGCCGAAGCCGCCGGCGATCGCCAAACGCCGGCCGCAGACCGTGACCGCCCGCCTCGACGCCCTAGTCCAGACGGCCGCGCCGGACCATCGGCCGGACAACACCGGACTCGACGACGGCCCGACGATTCCGCGCGGCGCCCGAACGCCGCCGCAAGCAACGTCATTCGCCGACACCGAAGACCCGTCGGCCGGCATCGAGCCCGGCGAGCTCATCGACCAGGAAACCGGCGAGATCGTCCAGGATGCCGCGCCGCGCCGGCTAACCGAGGCCGAACGGCATCAGGTCGAGCAGGCTTGGCAAGATACGCGAACCGAGCCGCGCGCCTTGTCGCCGGAGACGCCGGCAAAGATCGCCGCCGCCGTCGAGGCGCGCGATCGGCATTTCGAGAACGCGCGGCTCGACGAGCCGATCGCAACCCCGGCACGGGCGATCACTCACGGCCCCGACAATCCGGTGCCAAGCCGCGCCGGAACCTATCGCCCGGACGAGGCGCCGGAAACCGTGCAGCCGCCGGCGCCAAAGCCGCCGCCGATGCCCTCGCCAGAGGAATATATCGAGCGGCTCGAGATGATGATCGAAACCGCCGAAGATGCCGAACAGATCACGCGATTCTGGAACTCGACGCCGCAACGCGAAATGCGGAAGACGATCGGACTCAGCGTCGACACCGCCAACGAATTGAAGCGCCGCCTCACGAACAAAGTCGCCGCGCTCATCGAACGAAAGGCCGCGCCATGACCCGGCACCCGTTCGGATGGAACTTGCCGCCCGGTGTCACCGACCGTTTGCGCCAGGCGGCCGCCGATCCGGCCCGGCGAGATAGCCGGCGACCACCGCCAGCGTGGCGACGACAATCGCCTGCAAGGCTTCGGCCGCCGGCCCCGAAACCCCGGCATCGAACACCGCCCGCATCACCACCGTAATCAGCGGATGCAGCAGGATCGAGACCGACAGGATAATCGCGACAATGTCGCGCGCCGTCATCCGCACCCTTCACGCCGGCTTACCCGGCAGACCGTCGCGCAAAAATTGCGCCTGCTCACGGATGCGCCGGCCCGTGAGCTCCTTTTGCTTGCGCCAGGCCAGGAACTGCCCGGCCGCGCCGGTGCCGGCCGACTTCACATCCCATCCGCCCGGCGCCGCCTTGTTCTTGGCGAACGAGCCCGCCTTGCCATAGTCGCCGGCATTCAGTTTCTTCAGCAGCGTCGAGCCGCCGAGGCCGCCGGTTCCGACATTGAACGCGAACGAGCAAAGCGCGTCGAACATGCTTTGCGTGATCGGCACCTTGACCAGCTTGTTGACCGCGTCGACGACCGGTTTCAGGTCGCCGCGCAGATACTCGGTCGACTGCTCGGCCGTAATCTTCATGCCGGCGACCACCGCCGGCGGTGTCATCCGGCCGGTGTGACCGACGCCGATCGTCCAGACGCCGACGGTGTCTTTATAGGCCGTCAGCCGCTCGCCTTCCTCGACCTTGAGCTCGGCAAGCCCCTGGTCGCTCATGGTCCATTTAGGCATCGGCGACTCCTCATCTCAGCCGGCCGGCTTCGGCGCCGCGTCCGGTTCATCCGGCGCCGTCGGCAGCTTCTCGTCGATCCGCGCCAGCGCGTCGGCCATCGCCTCGAGCGCATCGGTTTGCCGCTGCACTAGTTCCTTCTCACCCGGCCGCCAATCGGCGCCCTTGTCTTTCTTGTCCTTGTCGCCGTTGTCGCCGTGCGGATCGACGGTCGGATCGCTCATCCGTTCAGCCTTTCGGGTTTGTCGCGCGGAAGCGCCGCGCCGCACTCGTCACCATGCCGGCAGATAGCCGGCCGGCAGATAGCGAAGAAAGCTCAGGATCGCGATCAGCACCACGAGAATCGTCACGATCCGTTGCAGCACCGCGTCCGGCAGCATCGGGATCAGGTATTGGAAGACCAGATACAGGATCACCGACAAAACGATTATGTGAATCAGCAGCGCGAAAAGGAGTCCCATCGGTCGATCCTTTCCTTTAGAGCGGCTTCGCCCGCACTTCAAAGCTCAGCGCCGTCATCGCCGCGGCGTTGCCGGTGTCGGCAATCGCCGGCGGCGACGACCAGCTTGTGACGCCGGCATTCGTGTCCCAAAAACCGTAAGAGCCATTCGAGCCGATCGAGCCGCCGTTGCGCCGCGTCATCCCCGACGGCGTCGACGTGTCGATGATCGTCGAGGCAATGCCGGTTCGCGTCAGCCCGACGGATAGCACCCAGGACGAGCCGCCGGTGCGCTCGAGCGTCAGCGCCGGCATCGTGAACGTCGCCGACGAGCCGGCCGAGTCGAAGTTGACCGCCCCTTCCGGATCGGCGGTGTCGACGTTCCGAAGCACCCAACAAACGCCACGCTCCGGCGCCGTGCCGGTGAAATTGCCGGCCGACGTGCCCGAGCCCGTCAGGACGCGCCGGTACAGTTGCATATACCGATTGCCTTGGATGTCCTCACCGACCTTGACCCAATTCGCCGGCGCCGTGCCGGTCGTATTGTTAACGGTCGACATCACCGCCCAATAAGCGACGTCGTCGGTCGTATGCGCCGGCAGCGAAATCGTCTGCGAATTCGAGATTGCCGTGCCGACCAGCGAAATCGTCGCGAAGCTCTCAGCCGGGACAATCGTCGCGTTGCAAGCCGTAGTCACGGCGATCGAGGCCGTGCCGGCGCCATACTGCAACCGCCGCGCGTCGCCGACCGTCGTGACGGCGAGCGCCGACGTGCCGGCGCCGTACTGCCGGCGACGCGGATCGGCGGTGCCCGTGACGACGATCGAGGCCGTGCCGGACATCCGGTAAACTTGCCGCGCCGTGCCGGTGACGGTGACGGCGAGCGAGGCCGTGCCCGCCATGAAGAACCGCTTGCGCGCATCGGCCGACGCCGTGACGACGATCGCCGCCGCGCCGGTCGCCGCCAGCCGCTTGCGCGCATCGACCGCCGGCGCCGTCAAAACGAGGTTTGCCGCCGCCGTCGGCCGCATCACCGCCCGCGCCGTGCCGGTGCCGGTGACGACAATCGAGCTCGAGCCGGCGAGATAGGCCCGGCGCCGCGCGTCGGCCGCCGAGGTCAGGACGAGGGCCGCCGCGCCGGCGCCGCGCCGCCGAGCCGATCCGGTCGCCGTGCCCGTCAGGACGATCGAGGCCGTCGCTTGCAGCCGCCGCACGAGCCGCGGATCGGCGGTGCCGGTGACGACCAGCGAGGCCGCCGCCGTCAAATAGGCTTTGCGCCGCGCGTCGGCCGCAGCCGTGACGACGATCGCCGCGGCAGCCGTCGCCGCCAGCCGCTTGCGCGGGTTGAACGTGCCGGTGACGACGATCGACGCCGTGCCGCCGACCGCCGGCGCCGCCGTCGACAGTGTGCCGCCAACGACCAGCGAAGCCGAGCCGGCGACCCGCAGCCGCGCCGCCGCCGCCGCCGCCGCCGTCAAGACGATCGCCGCCGTGCCGGCGAGATAGGCCCGCCGCCGCGGATCGGCCGCAGCCGTCAAGACGATCGCGCTGGACCCGGTCGGCCGCAGCCGCGCCGAAGCCGCCACGGTGCCGGTGACAACCAGGTTCGCCGCCGCGTCGGCGTGCAGGAAGCCCGTCGCCGCGCAGCTCGCCGAGAGAACGATCGACGCCGTGCCGGACGCCGAAGTCTGCCCGGCGCCGGCGACCATCGAGCCGGTGACGACGATCGACGCCGTGCCGACCAGCGTTTGCCGGCGACGCGGATCGGCCGTGCCGGTGACAACCAGGTTCGCGGTCGCCGCCGCATGCAATTGCCCCGACGCCGCTAGCGCGCCGGTGACATGCAGCGAAGCCGCGCCGGACATCGTAAACGCCGCCTCGACGTCGGCCGACAAGGTCGCAAAGATCACCGCGACCAGTGTCGTGCCGGCGATCGAAACGGTTTGCTTCGCCGTGCCGGTGCCGGTGACGACGATCGACGCCGAGGCCGACATGGACAGCCGGCGCCGCGCGTTGCCGCCAGTGGACAACGTCAACGCCGCGGCGCCTGCCACCCGCAGCCGTGCCCGTGCCGTGGCCGACGAGCTCAGCACGAGAGCGGCCGAAGCCTCGAACGTATGCTTGGCGCCGAGCTCGGCGGTCGCCGTCGCCGTCACCACGAGCGCCGCCGAGCCGGCCGCCCGCATGCGCTTGCGCGGATCGGCGGTGCCGGTGACGACCAGCGAAGCCGCCGCCTGTAGCCGCCGCGATGCCCGCGCCGAGCCCGTGCCCGAGATCGTGATCGACACCGTGCCGGACATCGCGACGGCGCCGAAGGTCGCCGGCGGTGCCGTCAAGACCAGCGAGGCCGCGCCGGCCGCATGCCGCCGAGCCGACGCCGCCGCCGTGCCGGTGACGGCGATCGAGCCCGCACCGCTCATCCGCAGCCGCTTGACCGTCGACGCATAGACGCCGACGACGATCGACGCCGTGCCGGCCGCCTTTTGACCCAACGCCGCGGCAGCGGTCGCCGTCAGCGCCAGGTTAGCCGATCCGGTCGCCGATGCCCGCCGGCGAGCGGCAAGGCCGCCGGTGACGACCAGAGCCGCCGCGCCGAGCATCGGCCGCCGAGCCGACGCCGCCGCCGTGCCGGTGACGACCAGCGAACCGGTCGCCAGCGGCCGCAGGATCGCCCGCGCCTGCAAACTGCCGCCGAGAACGATCGACGCCGTGCCCGAGATCGTGATTTCCGGCAAGGACGGCGCATCGATGCCGACCAGGTTGAAAATCCGCAAAGGCCGTTCCGGCACGAGCTCGAAGCGCCGCAGCGGTCGCACGTCGACGAGCTCGACCTCTTCGAGCTCGCGCGCGATCGGAACTTCCCGCGGAAACCGCCGGCCGAGAACCTGCCAAGGCCCGACCAGCGGCGCCGTCACCTATTCGCCCCGAAGCCAGATCGTCGGGGCGTAAGTCTTGATGTTCTCAGGTGTGGTGTAAAGGATCGTCAGCTCCGTCAACTGCCCGAGCGGCAGCGTCGCCGTCGTCGCCGCGTCGACCAGAATGAAGCCGTGCGGCGCTTGATCGTTACCCGGCAGCGCCACCGGCGGCGACTCGTCGACAATTTGAATGCCGAGCCCGACCTCGAGCAGAATTTCCGACATGCCCATCGGTTCGATGATCGCCGTCACCACGCCGTCGGTTATGTCAACAATGGTATTGTCGGCCGTGACCAGAAACGGCAGCTTGATGTCGGTGCCGCGCCGGAACAGCTCGACACCGGTCGCGCAGCCGTTGCCGTTCGCCATTGTCGCCGCCTCAGTCGAGCGAGATCACGAGCGCGCCAGCATTGACGATCAGCGTATCGGTCGTGGCGATCGTCCGCGGCGACGTCAACGCCCCATAGACCAGCATGTTGCCGACCGTCGCCGCGTCGAACAGCGCGAAATGCGTGATCGTACCCCAGGAGCCGGTCGCGGTCGGAAATGTGATCGTGCCGGAATTCGCCGCGCTGCCCGCCGCGGCCGCCGCGAACGGCGAGGCCATCCGCGTATAGGCATTGCCCGAGACTTCGGTGCCGCCGCCGGTGTCCGACGGCGTCGCCGTGAACAGGCCGAGGTAAACCGTCGGCATGGTATAGGCCGCGGTCCCGAGCAGATGATCGAGCAGCTTGAGCTCGGCATAGTTGGTAGCCTGTGACATGCCCGTTTCCTTCCCTGTTGAACGCTAACCCGGCACTTGCCGGAAATTGATTGCCGAAATGAACCGGCCTTGCGTGCGAACATCCCCGTCGTGCGATGCCGACGGCGTCTTGCGCGCATAAAGCCGATAGTTCACCGAGCCGACCGTCTCATGATCGCCGCCAGAAAGCGGATTATTGTCGACATACGGCAGAGAGTAATACTTCGGATAGGTAGAAACTTCCATAAAATCCATACCGCGCAAACGCTCGCCGACACCATACTCGCCGCGCCACAAGTCGAGATCGAGAAACGCCCGCTTGTCGGAAAGACCGGTTTGCAGTCGCGCATATGTTCCGGCTTCGATCAGCACAGACGTTCCGCGCCGAACGTCTAGCGTGATTTCATAAAGAAGGTTAAACGTCGTATTAACGACGTCAACACTTCCGCCGGCATGGTCGCCGTCCATGTTTACCGTCGATCGGTCGGCCATCGGCGTATAGCCGATGGATGCCGGCTTCATCCGAACGCCGTCGCCGCGGCCGACGCTATCGAAGAACGAGTCAAGCGTGATTACCGCGCCCGACTCGTCGTCGATCCGCACCTTCGCCCGCTTCAGCCGCCGCGCGTTCAGATTGCCGACCAATAGCGTGTTCAGCGTGTCCGACTCGGTGTCATCGTTCGAGAGCCGCACTTGCCGCGACCAGAGCCGTTTCAACGAGTCGGCGTTTATCACCTTGTGCGGATCGTAAAGCTGGAACAGCCCGCCGACCGCGTCCTCGACTTTCGCCAGCACCGGCAGATTGATGTCGGCTTTCATCTGCCCGCGATCGACGGCGAAATCATCCAGCTTGGCGGTCGCGACCGCCTTGTCCTCGAGATCGCGGGTTTTCGAGTTGCGCCGCAGCGAAACCGAATCCCACCAGACCGAGCCGGACGCCGATTGCCCGTCGACGAACAGCCGCACATTGACGGTGAACGTGCCCGCCGGCGCCATCGCCTGCAACACCGTCAATTGAACGTAGGAGCCCGTCAGGCTCGACACCGAGTCCGAGTTCAGTTGCAGGATCGACCCGGAAACATCGCGGAAGACGATCCGCAAGCCGGCATTGGTAAAGGTCGCGCCGGCGGTAATCTTCATCTGGACGGTCGCCGAGAACCGTTGCCCGACGCGGGTTTGCGTCCGTTGCGCCACCGTCGGTTCAATAAACACCGTGCCGGCGCCGCTATGCCGCATCGCCCATGCGCCGTGTTCGGCATTGCCGGACGTGCGCAGGAAGCCGGTGTCGCCGCCTTGCGTCCAGCCGGCCGCTTCGGTGTCGTTCTCGGCCGCCGATTGGAACCGCTCGAAACTCGGATTAAAAACCGTATTGTCGCCGGTGACGAGCTCAGGCTCGTCGACTGGAATGTCCGGTGTCGTGATCGTCGGCGCCCCGTCCAGCGTCGCCGACGTCCAGGCGCCCCAAGACCCGTCACGAAATCGCGGCCGACCGCGAACCCGATAAGTCGTGTCCCAACGGATGCCCTTGGTCGTGTTCCAGTCCAGCTTGTCGACGTCGACCCGTTCCGAGTAAGTCCGCGACCCGCCGTTGCGCTTATATTCGAGCTCGACCATCTCGACGCGCCGGTTTTCCAGATCAACCCACGTCGCCGCGATGCCGGCTTGCGCCTTCCGGGTTCCGGCTTCGTCGATCCAGGCCGACAGCGTCAGCGCCAAACCGACGTCATCGTCAGGATCGCCACCCGGCGCCAGATCGCGAACCACCTTGTCGAGCTGGTCGGTCGCCGGCACCCAATCGAAGATCGACGCCGAGCATTCCGCCAGGTGAACATAAACCGTCAGGTCGTGATCGAGCTCGACGCCGTCGACGCGGAAGGTTTTCGCCACGTAGCCCCAACGCGCCGACGTCCAGGCGATCCAGTCGCCCGCCTCGAGCGGTAAGAACTTCGGCAGCAGCGCCAGCCGGTGCCGCTTTTGCTCGCGCGACTGCCGCCGGCCGATTTCCATAATCCGTTGCGCTTGCGTGCCGGACGGCACCGCGTCCAGCGACAGCTCGAGCGTCAATTGCCGCGAACCGTCGGCGAGTTGGTCGGCACTCGACGAACGCGGATGTGCGGCGACCACCGACCAGTCCTCATTGGGATCGGTATAGGTCGCCGTCACCCGGTTAACGAGCTCGGCAAGCCCGGCTTTCGGATCGAACTCGCGCGGCTCGGAAATCAGAATGTCGGCGTCGGTTATGGTGACGACCGGCGCTTGCGCGACGCCGGCGAACAGCCGCCAGCGCGCGCCGGTCCAGCTCAGCCGGCCCGCCATCGTCGACAGAAGCGTTTCGGCGATGTCGGCGTTCGCCAGCTCGATCGGAAACTCGAAGCCGGCGAGATAGCGCGACTCGGTGCCGCCGGCTTTCAGGTTGACGTTATCGGCACAGTCCGCCGCCGCTTGCCGAAAACTCTGCTGGTCGAGCATGTCGACGGTGACGCCCTGCAAGCCGACCAAGTAACGATTGCCGGGAAACCGGAAACCGCGCATGAAATGCCCGAGCATTACCGCCGGATTGCGCGAGAATTCCCAGGTCGCCGGATTGTTATAGCGATGCGCGCCGGAGCCGCCGTTAGTCGAATCCTTGCGCAGATCGTACAGCTTAGCGCCGTTGACGACATAGGCCGACGTCGGCCAGTCCTTGGTACGCTTTTCATCGAACTGGTAAGTCGACCGCGCATAAGCGCAGCCGCGCAGCCGATGCGCATTTGTCCAGACGACCGACGAATCGCCGCGCACCCGCGACGCCTCGTCAAGCCGCTCATCGACCATTTGCGACTCGGTGCCAACAAAGAACTTGATCCAGGCCCGCGCGTCGCCGTCGCGCTCGAAGCCCGGCACAACCGAGCCCATCTTGCCCGGTGTCGCGGTGTCGAAGCCCGTCCGAAACTCATCGTCGACCGACAGCGCCGCCAGGCCGGAAACCTCATGGTCGGCGAGACAGATCACCGTGTCGTAATAGCGATTCTGCGGTTGCCCGGAATGCAGCGAGCCGTCCGCCTTGACGTCCGACACTTGGCTATAAACGTGACTACCCGCCGTCAGCACCCGGCCGACAAGCCAGGCCCGCGGGAAGATCGTCGACGCCGAGGTTTCCTTTTCAAGCCCGGTCGCGCCGGCGCCCGCCTTGGCGACCGCGTCTTCCGGCCGCAGCGCGTCGGCGAGCAGCGACAGGCCGACCGAGGCCACCGTCGAGACGATAATCGGCGCCAGCACCGCCGCCGTCGCGGCGCCGATGCCGACCGAAACCAGCGCGACCGTAATCGTCGTTATGATCGGCACGGTTCAGGCCGCCGCCGCGTCGCGTTCGACCGCGACCACGTCCTTTGCGAAGGCGCACTCGCAATGCCGGAAGCCGCGCCGATCCAGCAGCCGGCGCAGCTTCTCGTCGCCGGCGAACATCGAGAACGTCACCACGCCGCAGCCCTTCGCCGCCGCCCATTGCTCGTAATAGTCCAGCAGCCGCAAGGCCGCCGTGCCGCCGCGATAATCCGGTTCGACCCACCAAAACAGCTCGGTCGCCATCATCGGCCGCAGGAACAGGAAATGCGGCGCACAGAACGCGCCGAGGCCGCCGACCGCTTCGGTGCCATCGTCGAGCAAAAGGATCAGCGCGTTCGGATGCGCCATGAATTCCGCCAGCCGCGCCGCGAAGCCGTCGGCATCGAACGGCACCGCCGCCTCGACCGAGCCGACGAACGCGGCGCCCATTTCGACCATCCGCGGAAGATCGGCGAGCGTTGCGAGCCGCGGTGTCAGCTTCAACGCCCGCCCCTTTTGCCCTTGCCGTGCCGCCGTTCCGGATGCCGGCCGTGCTTTTGCAGCACGCCCCACTCGAGCGGAAAGTCCCGGCCGACGAACTCAAAGCCGAAATCGTTCGGAAACCGGTCGAGTTGATCCAGATGCGAGCGCACCGCCGGATTGCTTCGCGTCATCTCGCGCGCCGAGCTCTCGATGGCGATTTGCAGACTCGACGCGCCGCCGACTTCGTCCTCGAGAAAGGTCGCCTTGTCGAGAAAGCCGCGCTGTAAGGCGATCAGCCCGCCCTCGAGCGCCGCCGTCGCCGGATCGAACAGGCCGAGCCAGATCACGCACGGCCGTTGATGCCAGCGCCGCGACTCGTCATTAACCAGGTCAGCAAGCGGCGTCCCCGGCACGCCCGACACCGTAAACATCACACCCGGAATCGAGCCGTCGAGCACTTGCGAAACCTTGCTCATTTCCGGCATGCCGCCGAGCGGCGAAAACGTGTCGCCGGAAACGACGATCGACCCGAGACCGTCCCAAAATCGCACCGTCGCCGCACCGCCGCCGCTCGCGTCGGTGGTGTCGATCGTCAGGAACAGCCGCCGCACCAGCGCCCCGGCCGTCAACAGCGCAATTTGTCCGCCCGTCAGCGTAATCATGTTTCGGAAAGCACCTGGATCGCGTCGAAGTTAATCGACCCGAACCCGGACGGCCCGCGCACGCCTTGCAGCGTGCCGGAAACGATCCGCATCAGGCATTGCGGCTTGTTAAAGATCACCGCCGAATTGAGCACCCAATTCGCCGGCACGTAAGGCCGGACGTCGAACGTGTTCAGCACGCCGGAGCCGTTCGCCGTCACATTCTCGACCGCCTGAAAAAGATACCGGTTGCCGTTCATCGTCGCCCGCAGATAGTCGCCGGCCGAGATCGCGAACCCGGCCGTCACCTGGTCGACCGTCAGGATATGGCCTTGGCTGACCGCCGTCAGCCGCCCTTGAACGTCGGCCGGCAGCGCCACCCCGGCCGGATAGGCGATCGGCCGGCAGCGCGTGCAGTCCCACCCCAAAAAGGAAAACATCGAGCCGCGCAAGGCTTGCACCCGCGCCATCATCCGATCGTAGGCCGTCGGCTTCAACGGCCCGATTTCATAAGACGCCATCCAGAGATCGTTTCCGACCTCGACCACCGGCATCGTCCCGCCGCCAGATTGGCCGATGTTTTGCGCATTGCCGATCGCAAACCGCGTGCAGCGCCAGCCTTCGCCCTCGAGGATCAGGTCGAGCGGAAACGAGATTGCCATCCTACACCCGCTGCCGCCGGCCCTGGATCGTCGCGAACCCGGCCCGAACTTGCCGCGGCACGTCGGCGCGCAGCGCACTGAGCTCGGCGGCGACGCGCATCAACTGCGCCGGATCGGCGCCCGGCGCCGAAATGTTGACCGGCATATTCAGCACCACGCCGCCGCCGGCGCCGCCGGCCGCGCGCAGCTTGTCGTTTGAAATGACTTGCCCGGCGACCTTGGGAACGATGATCTCCGGCCCCTTCTCGCCGACCAGATAGGCGCGGCCGCGCGAGATCGAGCCGCCGCCCGCCATCGCCCCGGCGAGGATGCCGGCGAGGCCGCCGGCGCCGCCGGTGCCCGGCGCCGCCGCGGTGCCGAGCAGACCCGCTAGGGGACCGGTGCCGGCGATCGCCGCCTGAATCAACATCCTCGCCAGGTTGTCGAGGATGTCGGCGAAGGTTTCATTCAGCGTCTTGCCGTCGACGATCAGGCCCTCGAAGGCGCCGCTCATTTCCGAGGCGAACGCCTTTTGCGCTTCGTTCATCGCGTCCAGCTTGGCTTTCGCGCTTTCGAGCGCCGTCGCAGCGATGCCGGCGGCTTGCGCAAGTTTGTTGATTTCGGCGGTTTGCAGCGCCGTCAGCGTCGCGCCCTTCTCGGTCGCCGCGGCGATCAGTTCTTGCCGCGCTTGAAATTCGGCCGTCGGTCCAGCCGCCAGGCCGAGCGTCGCCCGCTCGGTTTGCATGGCGGCGATCTTGTCCTGGATCGCTTCGGTTTCGCGCTGATAAGCGGTTTCGGTTTTCGACGCACCGCCGAGATCGACCGGCCCCGGCCCGCCGCCGGCCGCGCCTTTCTTGACCGCGCCGGCCGTCATACCCGCCGGAATATCTTGCGCCGTCCGCGTCGGCGAGATCGGCGATCCGCCGATCGCCAGCCGCGTCCGGACGTTTTGCAGCGTGCCCGGTGTGAAAGCATCGAGGATCGGCTGGAAATTTAGCGTCTTGACCGCCTCATCGAGCAAATCCGCCCAATAGGCGATCAGCTTCAGATAACCGAGAAACGACTCCATCGCCGATTTCAGCGCCGGCCCGGCAAAGTTGGCGATCAGCTCGGTTCCCAGCCTTTCGATCGACGCCCGCAATTCCGTGATCTTGTCGTCGAGCTCGCGCATCGGCGCAATCACTTCGGATTTCGTGATTAGTCCGGCCCGATGCGCCGCGTCGCCGAACTCATGGAAGGCCGCCGCGCCGCCCTTGGCGAGCAGCACCATTTGACCGCCGGCGCCCTTCGAGAACCCGGCCGCCGACAGCGCGAGCTGATTCTGCGCGCTGCCGGCATTCTTGATGATGTCCAGGAACTTCTCGAAGGCTTCGGCGACCGACAACACGTTGCCTTCCGAATCCTTCATTGCGACGCCGGCATTCTCGAATGCCTTGCGCACCGCGCTCCCGGCCGTGCCCCATTGCTTGGCGAAGAACTGAATCGCCGTGTCGGCGTCCGCCGCCGTGCCGCCGGTTTGCTCGACCGCGTAGCGCAATTCCTGGATCGCGTCGGTTGTCATCCCGACCCGGTCGGCGACGTCACCGATTTCCGCCAGCGCCGCCACCGCCTTGGTGACGCCCTCGACCGAGAAGCCGGCGACCAGACCGGCGAGCGCACCGCCGGCGGTGCCCTTGGCGAACCCCGTCACCCCTTTGCCAATCTTCGCCAGGCTCGAATTGATCGAGGTTTGCGACTGCTTGGCCCGCTTTTCCAGCGTGCCCATCTGACGCGCAAAGTCGCGATTCAGCTTCTGGACCGACTTGTCGAACTTGGACGTCGTCGCCTCGAAGGAAACGACCAGCGTCTCGAGATCGGTCGCCGGCATGGTTTCACATCAGCCTTGCAAGTCGGTCGCGATGTTCGTCGAAGGACGGCGGCTTAGCTTCCGGTTCGGCGCCGTTGGCGATATTCCAGGCTTTGACGACGGCGAGCCACTCGCCGAGTGAACACTGGTCGACTTGTCGCGGCGAGAGCCCGATGATCGCGCCGGAACCATAGATCGCGGCGAAGTCGAGCCGGCCGCTTTCGACTTCGCCCGCCGAGGGTTTGGCTTGTCTTCCAGCGAGTCCTCGATGCCGTGACAGCTCGCCGCCAGCACCGCCACCGCGGCGTTTAGATGTGCGAACTTCGGTTTATCGTCATAATAGCGCGTCACCAACAGCCAGGCTTTAGAAGCCGGCATGCCGCCGCCGATCAGGCCGAGCCGCAAGACTTCCTTGATGTCGTCGGCGTGAAACGTCTTCGATAGCAGCCGCTCGAGCACCACCGGAAAGCCGGCTTTGCACTTTTCCTCGAGCTCGCGCAGTTGGCCGAGTTTCAGGTCGAACGTGTGCATTCCGTCCGCCCATTGGAACGTCACCGCCGTAACCAGCATCTAGCTCGCATCCGTCCAGACGACCGGCCCGTTCGATTGCATCTCGGCCGAGAAGGTTGCATAGCCGCGCCCCTCTTTCGCCAGGCCCATGCTCGACAGCACATACTCGCCTTGCCAGTCGCCGCCGCCTTCGTTCGCCGGCACGTCGAGCTTGACCCGGACCAGCTTCGGCAGCCCGGACGAAAACCAGCCTTGCCAGGTTTCTAAGTCGCCGGTGTGCAGCGTGCCGGCGCCCGAGATCGTGCTCGAGAAGGTATCAATCGCGCGTGCGATCCAGGCCGGCGCATCGGGATCGTCGCAATCGACCGACGGCGTTTCGACCACGCCCGCCTCGAATGTGACCTCGCGCGTCGTGTTGAAACTACACGGCGCCTCGAAGACGTTCGGCCCCTCAGAGATCAAAAGAAGCACAATCAGCTTTTGCGTTTTCAGCATCGCCGCCATGACGGACTCCCCATAAAAAAAGCCGCCCTGCCGGACGGCCCGCGCTGCTTTCCTGCCAATGCTCAGTCGTCGGCTTGACTCATGACCGCGAACGTCATCACCGCCCGCGACGTCAGCCCGTCGTCGCGGAAATAGTCGACCGTCCGATACTCGGTGCCGTCGATCCGGTGCCCGGCGACCGCCGGCCGCCAGTCGCGCAGCGCGAAACGGATTTCGCCGGCAATTTGCTTCACGGTTTGCATGCCCGGCAGCGCTTCGTCGCGCGAGAACACTTGCACTTGAATGAAGTTTTCCGAGCCTTCGGTGCAGTCTTCGGCTTCCTCGACCGCGACCGATTGATCGGCGGTGCCGACGGCAATCGCCGGATAGTCTGGCTTTAGCGGAAAGCGGTCGAACACCCGGCCGCCGACCAGCGCCGCGATCGCCGGTGTGCCCTTCAGCTTGGCGACCAGCGCCGCTTGCAGCGGCAGCAGCGGCTCGGCGTTCATCGCCGCGCGACCTCGCGCAATGCCTTCGTCATCGCCCGCGTGATCCGGGTTTTCACCGCCCGCCGTTTCGCCCGATACGGCGGAAAGAAGAACGGCCGCGGCGCCGTGCCCGGATGTGTCAACCCTTGCCCCTTGAAAAAGCCGCCGATCGGATGCGGCGCCGTGCCGTGCTCGACCAGATGCGCATAACGGACGTTCGCATTGCCGGCCGACAGGATCGCCGCCATTGACGGATCGCCGGTGCCGCGCTTGGCCGAGCTCAGCGTCGAATAAGCGACCCGCGCTTCGGTGCCCCAGCGCCAGACGATCGACTCGCGCAAGTCGCCGGACCGCTCGACCACCAGCCGCCTTTGCATCGACGACACTTCGTCGGCACCGGCGGCGATCGCCGCCTTGATCGGCGGCTTGATCGCCTCAGGAATCAGCTTGAGCTTGCGTTGCAGCTCGGAGCGGCCGGAAATGCTAGCCAACGGCGCCGCCATAGACGCACAGGAAGTCGACCGCCGTCCGGTCGGCGTGCGGTGTAACCGCCTTGATGTCGTACAGCCGGCACTCGCAGCCGTGCGGGATCTCAGCCCGCCAGGCTTCGGTAATCGTCCAGACCTTGGCCGCCGCGGCGACGGTGACGACCACCGGTTGCCGGCCCTCGAGCCGCGATTGGATCGCCGGTTCCGAACCGACCAGCGGCCGCACCCCGGCCTGGACGGTGAACTGCGTTTGCCAATCGCCCATCGGCGAGCCGAAATCGGTCGCCGAGCTCGGCGCCTCGACCCGCTTTGCGAACGAAACGCGGGTTCGCCGCAGACCAGCCGGCGCCGCCACGGTTCAGGCCGCCGGTTGCTCGGCGGCTTCGGCTTCGGCCGGTGCGTCGGCTTCGCCGACGACCTCGCCGGCACCGGCTTTCACCGCCGCGTCGGCAATCGCCCGCCGGACGCCCTTGTAAGTCTCGCCGGCCGCATAGTCGCGGTCGGATTGGCCGTTGCGTTCCGTCCAGCGAAACCGCTTCGAGAATCTCACCGTCGGCATCGTTTGTCCCCTTCGAGCTAGAGCACCGGCACGCGATAGGCCGAGAGCAGGCTTTCGGCGGCAATCGGCAGCTCGGCCGGCACTTGGCCGACCAGCACGGTTTCGCGGTTTGCAAACCAATGGCCGACGAACAAAAGGATCGCTTGCCGGATCGCCGCCGGCACCGCGTCGCCGCTCGCGCCATAACCGGCGGTGTAGCGAATGCGCACCGCGTCGCCGCTCGCGCTCAGAGGCCAGGCCGTGACCCCATAGGCCAGCGTCAGCTTTGCGTCCGGCCGGTCGACCAGCCGATAGGCCGAATTATCCAGCGTGACCTCGCCGAAGGCCGGATCGTCATATTTGACCGAGCCCATGGTTTCGATCGGCGGTCGCCGCAGCGGCACCGGACACGCCGGAAAGCCGTCCAGCGTCATTTCCAGGGTTTGCGAGATCAGCGAGCGGCCGAGCCATTTCTCGGCGAGCAGCGTCGCCGCCTCGACCAGCGCCACAAGGTAGACGTCATCGTCGCCGAAATCGATCCGGCAATGGTGCCGCGCCTGCTCGAGCGTCACCGGCACCGTCGCCGGCGGTGTGATTACCTCGACACTCATCGGCGCACCTTGTCGAGCACCGGAAACAGGTCGCACGTCACCGTCGAGCCGTCGCCGTTGATGAGCGTCAACAGCCCCTCGCCGTCGACCGCCAGGCCGACCACGGCAATCGGCGACGCCGTCGCCGCGCGCCCCGGTTCGCCAGGCTTGCCGGATCGGCCGCGCGCCGCCAGCAGCCGCCAGCCGTCGCCGGGACACGGCCCCGGATCGTCGATCGCGGCCACAAACGACGAGCCGTTGACCATGACGACGTCCAGCCGCCGATACGGTTCACCGGCCGACCAGAGGCCGCGCGGGTTAGGCGTGCCGCCGTCGGCGCCGTTGCACCCGGCCGCGGCGATGCAAATCCAGTCGTCGACGTCGAGCGGCGTTCGGCCGGTGTCGCGCATCGCTTGCCAGGTCGCGCCGAAGAACGTCACGACCTCGCCGGCATAATGCACCCGGTCCGACCACTCCTTGACGATCGGCAGCAGACCCGGCGCCCCGTCGCGCCCCGGCGGTGCCGCCGGCAGATCGGCGAACTTCTCGCCGACGATCGCCTCGACCAGCGGCTCGAGCGCCTCGAGCGTCACCCCGTCGACGCCGTCGCGCGGTTGCCGCAAGCCGGCGACCGCGGCTTCGATCGCCACCGCCCCGGCATGTTTGCAGCGCGCATGCACGTCCGCTTCGAGCGTCGCGCAGCGCGCCACGAGCTCAGCGACCGACGCCCGCGCTTCGGCGAGCTCGCGCGCCCACTCGCGCCGATGCTCGGCGACCACCGCGCCGAGCGCCCGCGCCAGCGCCTCAGACCACATGGAGTCGCGCATGCTCGGCGTGCCGCATGATGTCGGCGAACAGCTTGCCCGGATCAGGCCCGTCGCCCGCATCGTCGCCGCCATTCGCATCGCCGTCGCCCTCGCCGTCGTCGGCCGGCTTGCCGGCCGGTGCCGCCGGCGCCGCCGGTGTCGGATTAGGTTCCTTCCTTGCCCCGAAGCTCAGCGGCACGACTTGTTCTTGCACCCGCGGCTCGTCACCGAACGGCGCCGCCGCCAAGTTTTCACGCCGCCGCGCTTCGTTCGGGGCGAAAACGCCGCCCTGGACGCCGCGCACCAGGCCCTCGATCCGTTCCTTGAACGCCGACCGCAACAAGGCTTCGGTGTCGAGCTCGAGATATTCGTCCGGATAGCCGCGCAGCCCGAACAAGAGCCCGAAACTCTCCTCGATGTGATTCAGCGCGAAGCCGAGGCCGGTCGCCTTCCAGGCCGACATAAGCGCTTCGGTTGACGAGAACGGCGCCCCGCCGAGGCCGAGCACTTGCAACGGCATGCGGAAGGCCAGCGCAATATTCTGGTCGCTCAGCTTCAAGATGTCGGCGAGTTGCCCGTCTTCGGCGTTGCCGGTTTGTGGTTTGGCCGACAGGCCCCAGGTCAGGATCGGCGTGCCGCCGGCCCCGGCGCCCTTGGTTTGTATATCCCATAACTCGCGCAGTGTCTTGACTTGCTCAGGCGTCAGCTTCTCGGCGGTTTCGAGAATATAGCTCGGCCGCGCCTGATTAAGATAATAGTTGATCTGTTGATTCAGCACGGCGCCGCCGAGAGCCTGGTCGAGCACCGTCGACAGGATCGGCGACTCGCCCTTCAGCGGATGCCGCGGCGTTTGCAAGCGCACATGCAGCACGTCCCGCGCCGGCACCGGCAGCGTGAAGTCGAACCGCTTTTCAAGGATTTCATTTCCGTCAAGGGAATAGAAGATCGAGCCGTCTTCGGCGATCCGCGCCGCGCCCTTGCGCATCAGATGCAGCTCGGCGATTTCTTCGCGGCCGTTGCGGATGCCGACCGCGAACGCCTCGCCGGCGGTGTAAAGCCGCCGCGTCAGGTTCAAGAAGAAATCCGAGATCGACTCGTAATCGTTCGGATGCCGCAGGATGCGCGATAGCGCCGAGCCGGCGACCCGCGTCCGACCGCCGTCGAGCTCGGATTGCCAATGGTCGCCGGGACACATCGCCACGGTCTGCGCATAGGCCGAGACGCACGCCTCGACCATCGCCGAGCCGGACCCATAGGGATTCAGCGAATAGCCCTGCTGCCACCAGTTCCAGGACTGCCCGGCCGCCGCCGACAGCCAGCCGTCGGAAAGCGCATACGGCCCCGGCCGATATTGGCCTTCGGCGGCTTTCACCGCCGAAGGCCGCAACCAACTCGTCAGCGCGCCGAGGCCGAGCATCGACCGTCAGCGCGTCAGATACGGCAGCGCCGACGCGCCGGCCCGCATTTCGCGCCGTTTCTTGTCGCGTTCGATCCGTTCCTTGTCGGCTTTCTCGCGCGCCGCCTTGGCTTCGTCGAAGGCTTTCTTGCGCGCCTGATACACTTGGTAGTCGATGCTGCCTTCCGGCGGTGGCGAACCCGGATCGGCGCCCATGCCGCTCGTCACAATCATGTCGCACTCGGCTTGCGTCGGCGTCACCAACGGCGTCCCGGTCGGCGCCGTTTCGCCTTCAGTCCGCGTGCTCGCCTTCGGCGGCTCGGTTGTCGAGACCGCTTTGGTTTCGGCCATCGTTCACGATCCTTTCGGTTGACCTTGCGCCGGCGGCGACGATCGCCGCCGGCCGAGCTCTAAACGCTCACGGCGCCCAATCGACGTTGTCGATCCACTGCACCATGCCGGCCCGGCGCATCGCCCAGGTCGTTTCATTCAGCATGCGCAGCGCGACGCTTGCCGTCTGGAACATACTTTGCGACGGATTGGCGACCGCGGCGCCGCCGATCGGCAGCGGTGTCGTGTCTTCCATATGAAGCACGGTTTGCTCGGATGCATCGAATTCCGGCGCCCCGACGACGGCGACGAAGTCATCGACGCCGACGGCGATCAGGTCGCCGGCCGTCACCGTCGTCGACGAGATCACCGAGATGTTAGACAGGAACTGCGTCGCCCATCCGAACGTGCCATCCGGCCCCGGTGTCATCGCCAGCAGCCGCGCCTGTGCCGGGTTCATCAACAGCGCAATCCGCGTCGAGGCGTTCGCGGCATCGAACGGCGCCAGGATCGTATTGACGTCGGCGAGGATCGCCGCATAGCCGCCGGCCGCCGACGGCGTCAGCGTCGAAAGGCCGAAGCGCAGACCAGCCGGCCGCGTCGCCGATCCGGCGGTCGCATCCTGCAACAGCGTGTCGATCGTCAACGCGGTGTCGGCGACAATCTCGCGCCGTAGGATGCCCTCAATTTGCGGATTGCTATAGCGCGCCATTTCCCGCGTGAAGACCGAAATCACCGCCAGCTTGTGCGGCAGCAGCGGAATCGACGTAAGGCCGATGCGACGCACCGGAATCGGCGCCCCTTCGGCGACGAACGAGCCCGAGATCGACGGCGTCGAGGCCCTCGACGGAATCTTCAACGAGCCGCGACCCGGCCCGAAGGTCAGGCTTTGGCCGAGCGCCGCCAGTTGCGGAAAGATCGACGCCGCGCGCAGCGTTTCCAACCAATCGACCGTTGCCTGTTCAACGAGCTCGGCCGCCCAACCGGCGACCGTCGTCGCCGCGCCGGCGATCGCCGCGCGGACCACGACTTGCGTCGCCTCATGGTCGCCGTAGCGTTCGTCCAGCACCTTCAACGGATCTTTGCTCGTCACCTGCCCGACGACGTGACAGAGCGCCGCGCGCATGAACAGATCGGCCGGCTTAGGCTCGCGCTGGACTTGGCCGAGCGGTCGCCGGATCGCCGGCGCCGTGATTTCCGGCCCGCGGTCGCCGACCGGCATCGTCGACGCCGCCAACGCCTTCTCGGCTTTCTTCAACGAGCTCAGCGCCCGCTCGCGCAGCTCGACCGTCGCCGACAGTTCGTCGATCACGACGTCGTCGACCGCGTCTTCCTTCACATATTCGGCGAGTGCGTCCCGCGCTTCGTTCAGCTCAGTCGCCGCAGCGGCGACCCGATCAGCAAGTTTTGTCATCTTGGTTTTCCGTCCAGGAAGGGTTTCGGCGTGCCCGCCGGTGTCAGCGTTGCCGGCGATCGACCTCGAAACGGCGTGCTCGCCGAAGGCTAATCGCAGCGTATCGTCCGAAATTCCGAGCGCCTTCGCCGCCGACAGCGCCGCCGGATTGGCCGGCACCGCGACCAGCGAAGTTTCGAGCAGCTCATGCTTAGTGAAGCGCAGCCCGCGCGGCTCGATCGGCACCGGTTCCGCCAGCACCCGAAAGCCGACCGACACCGCCTTGAGAACGCCTTGCTCGACCAGCGAGCGCAGCTCGTCAATCCGCGCCGACGTCCCGGCCGCCGCGAACTCGAGCCGGCCGAGCAGCCGCTTCCCCTCGACCCGGACATTCCGCCAGATTCCGATCGGAAACGACGAGTCGTGTCCGAACAGCGCAATCGGATTGCGCTTGAAGGCTCGCAGCTCCCAGCCGGCCGCCTCGACGATGTCGCCGTAGCGATCGCGGGTTTCGTCCGAAAGCACGAACTCGCCGCCGCCGGCGACCGTCGCCGCGGTTTTCCGCACCGTGTTCATAGTCGGTTTCCTTTAGGCGATCATCGCCAGCACGTCGGCGACCGGTTCCGCCTCATGCGTCGCCGCCACCGACCGCGCCATCGCTAGCGCAACCATCCCGTCGATCCGGCCGGCCGATTTCGCCTTCGTCAATTTCCGATTGCCGGCCGCATCCTTGTCGACCACCGCGTTCGCCGCGCACATCAGCAGCACCGGATGATTGCCATGCGCGAGCCGTTCATTCAGCAAGTCCGCCTCGAGGCAATTGAGCGCCGGCGCCATGCTAATAAAGCCCTGCCCGAACTCGACGAAATACCGCTCGACCTCGTCTTCGGTGAAGCCGGCGCGCAGCAACCAGCCGCGCAGATGTTTGAAATTGTAGCGATCGAAGGCAATTTGCCCAACGTCGAGCTCATCGACCAGCCGCCGCAGACGCGCCGCGACATATTCGTAATCAATCGACTTGCCCGGTGTCGCCTCGAGAAAGCCCTGCCGCGCCCATAGGTCGTAAGGCACCCGGTCGCGTTGCGACCGCTCGCGCAAGCCGTCGGCCGGTAGCCAGAACGTCGGCTTGACATGCCAGCGCCCTTCGAGCTCGGCGATCAAGACCAGCGCCGTCAGGTCGTTCACTTCCGACAGATCGAGGCCGCCATACACCCGCCGGCCGGCGAAACTCTCGGCGACCTCAGCCCCGTTCAACATCCAGAGCGCCCGCGGCACGAACGGCGAGCTCGCCTCGACCCGCTGATTCAAGACCAGGTTCCGGAATTCGGCTTCGCGCGACGGCATGCGCCGCGCGTCTTCGGCCATTGCCCGAACCTCAACCGCGTTCAGAAAGTCGCCGAACGCCGGGTTCGCCAGTTTGATCGTCGCGTCGGCGAACGGATCCGCGTCGAGCGGCGCCGTATAGAGGCTCAACACCGTCCGCGGATCGTTGCCGGCTTGCGCATCGTCGATCAGCACCGACAAGAGATCGGCCGCCGTCGGCGCCTGCGTAGAGATCACGATCGACAACGGATCGTCATGCGCGCCAACCGCGGTTTCCAGCGCCTCATATAGCGCCGACCGCGGACCGCGCACCTGCCCGAGCTCGTCATGCACCAGGAACACGGGACTCAACCCGAACGCCGTAGAGGCTTCGGCCGACAGCGCCTTATAGAGCGTCCCGCGCGCCGGACAGAAGAGTTCCTTCACGGTGTCGCGGATCGTCACCGCCGGCGCCAAGGTGGCCGACAGCCGGACTATCTTCGCCGCCAGCGCGAACAGGATTGCCGCTTGGTCGCGGCTTTGCGCCGCCGAGTTCAATTGCGAATTCGGCCGCGATTCCGGACCGCATAAATGCAGCAAGAGCAGGAACGCCGAGAACGTCGTCTTGGCATTCTTGCGGCCAAAGCTCAGAATCGCCCGCCGCGTTCCGGCCGGATTGTCATAAATCCGTTTGATTTCCGCCTTTTGCCAAGGCCGAAGCCGGACCGGCTTGCCGACGTCTTTACCTTCCGGAATTCGGCAATGCGTTTCAATCCAGGCAATGTTTATCGTCGAGGTCAGCCGCGGCCGACCCCTACCCCGCTTCAGCGGCAAATCCGAAGGGATTCGCCCGCTTGGGATTTTTGACGCTGGATTCACTTAACAAATCCTGAAAACTGTTCCGCCGCACGTTCCTCGCGTCGCACTTTGCAAAGATGTCATCCGTCAACTTCTCGAAGAATGCCGTTAGCGCAGAGTCCGCCGAAATGTCGTAGCTTTCGAGCCGATCGTTCCGATTCAGGTTCATTGACGAGCGGCACGTTACCGCCAGGCGGTCACTCCGCGCCGTAAAAAACTTCGCATGCGAATTGACCGCCCGAAACGCCTCGACGCCGAACGCCTTGACGAGAACCGAACTCAATTCAGGATGCCGCGCAAAAAAGAACGGATCGACGATCCAGCGGATTGACCTCACAAGTTTATCAGTAACAAACCTGTAAGACTCTTCCGCGTCATACATGCCCATGGTCCAGGTCGCGATAACTATATCGGCCGGGCCGGTTTGTTTAATAACATATTGCAAAATATCGATTAGATGGAACTGCCCATTCGTTACGCCGGAGATTTCATCGCCATCCGCAAGCGAACCGATCATCTTCTCGACGCCCGCGTGACCATCCTTACGCAGGGAGCGCCGTAAGCCCTTTCGCCGGAAGACAAGCGCCTCGACCGCGGACGAAGGCAGTTTATTCAACTCGCGCGCCATCGAACACCCTCGCGTTAACGGCGCATCATAGCACTATACTAGACCGAATCCCAAAGATTAGTTGCGGCGACCTTGCCTTTTCTTGTCGACTCGTCATACGTCGTTTGTTGAGACAGCCGCATCTTCGTCGCCAGCGTGGCAATCGTCCGCGATTGCGACTCCTCGAGCTTCGCCAAGTCGCCGTACTCTTTCGCGTCGAACTCGGCCGCCCGCTCGGCCGCGTCGAGCAGTTGCGCCAGCCGGCGAGCCCGGACGATATGCCGGCAGAGTTGCGCCAGCAGCGGTTGCGTCTCGACCGGAAACCAGTCCGCCGGCAGCCGGTTGACGATCCGGCGCCATTCGTCGCCTTGCTCGTCCGTCAACTCGGCCGGCGGCTTCGGCCGCGGCACCGCCGACAGCACGTCGGCGTGAACAATCGACAATGCCGCCGCCGCCGAACGCCCGCGAACACCCATTTATTCCCACCTCTAGGACCGCGTACACGGCCAACTTAGGACCGAAGTCCGTTTTCCCGGCGTTTATCCGGTTTGACTTTCCGCGACGCCTTTCCC